ATTTGAAGTTTTCTACGAATGGGTGCTGGTTCAGGTGACCAATACCCAAATTTCTTGAGAGTCTGCACAATTAAATATCTATTGGAAGATATTTTTAAGACCATTTAAGTCTCTCTACAAATCTTCTTAATAAATACGGTGTAAGTTCACTTAAGGAGCCAAATGGCACATATCTATAATCTGGAAAATCCTCACCCATACCTAAAAGTTGTGCAACTTTGTATCTTCTATGTGGAGTACATCGTGCAAATTTGATATCTTCAGAATTATGTGTCGCCAATAGGGTGTGTACATTTTCACTCGCACCCAGAGACATATTGAGACCCTCGCGAAATGATTTATCAACTTCCAATTTATTTGGTAAAAGACCAACCTGTTTACCAAGATAAGCACCCCTCACCAATTTCACACCCAAATTAATACCATGTCTCTCAGCGGCGAGAAGATCCATTTCAAGTTCTTTGAGGGCAGCGCTACGATACATTTGATATGTTTTAAATACATATGGTTTGTGACGATTGAATTCATGCATCATATCATATGATTCTCGTGAATAAAGGATATCTTCGGCGTCAATACAGACTTGACAATTGTTATTTATCGCGTGTTGAATTATCTTTTTCATGTGCGCCACCGCAAAAGTTGGTGATTCTCTAGATCCAAATGAAGTCATTTTTAGAGCAAACATACTTCCTGGAATATTTGACATCGTGGTCATATTAACATCGCTGACATGTTGTGCGTCATGGAGTTTACAGTTCTCTCTCGCATAATCCAAAATAACTTTAGCGCCAGAGCGATGAACGTCTCTAATGACTTTTGTTAGTTCATGATTGAGTGCTGCATACCTCAGCATATCTTAAAGATATGGTACATTTTTAATACATGGATATGGAAACTCGTACTTTGATAACTAAAGTACTTCTTCCTCGTATTAGGCAACTTGAGGAAGAAGTCGCTGCGTTGCGAAGACACACATGGCCGTATGTTCAATCTCAGAAGGAAACTAATCAACTTGATGACATGCACGCAAAGAGAGACTTTTTCAAAAATCTGGACGATGACACAATCTTGGAACTCTTGAGACTCAAGGCGAGACTCTCAAGAAACCCAGGGCTTCAGGGGAGAGAATATGATGTTATTACGACTTTGCGGAATAATTTTTGTTAGTGTATATTAAATGGCGTCATTCCTACTTCAACTTATGGGTTTAGATGCACTTGGTGTATCCGTACCAGGCGCGGGATTATTTACCGCACCTGTTGTTGCCTTTCAAAAGGATAAAGATCTTGATGCGAGTACCATGATATCTCTTATCTGTTCGTGCTTGTGTTCAGCTATGGTTGTGCAGAGAATGGTAAATTTTCCATTTAAATCACCACCTATCATGATGATGTTGGCTGCCTGCTGTTTCTTGAGTTGTTGCTCATCCGTGATGTTAACTAAAGACACTTATGATCGTTTTACTCACAAATCGGAATAGTTTAGAAGAAATCATCCGTTCTGTACATATTCACCGTGTATGAACCAGTTTTACCAGTTACTGAAACTGTTTCATTCCCATATATCTCTTCACACCCAATATCTTCCATACAGTCGCGTGCGTTGTGTGTCACGGGAACTGGGTACAAGTTTTCACCACCCGTTGTGGTATAATAGTGATAGCGATCCCTGCGTCCTCTGACCTCTTTACCGTATAGGGGGAGAGTCTCTTCTCCAGCACCCACGAGAATACCCATCTGTTGCATAAAACCGGGTTTGTATTGTTTGATGGGTGGACCTCTGAATTCGGGTTCGCGGCGCCTTTGTCGCCTCTCCATTGGTCTTGGAGGAACTGGCATCACAGGCACTTCCACTGGAACTTCGACAACTTTAGGGTTATAGTATATGTATCCCAAAACGAGAGCAAGTACAATAATAACTGACCATAAGATTTGAGTCTTGTTTTTGTTCTTTATCTTCATTTATAATAGTTAAGGAATATTATTCAGATAAAGACATGAAGGTACTCGCTATAGATATTGGGTATCATAATATGGGACTTGTCCTCGCCGAATGTGGTAAAGGTCCAAAGGTAGATGTAGAGTTCATGAAGAAGGTAAGTCTCGAAGACTACAAATATATTCACTCAAATGATATCGTTGATCTCATTCCTTTATTTGTAGAAGATCACAGGTTTATATTTGATGCAGCTAACACTATACTTATAGAGAGACAACCACCCGGAGGGTTTACAAACATTGAGGTACTTCTAAATTACATGTTCAAAGATAAAGTTATATTGGTTTCACCTGTGAGCATGCATACACATTTTGGTATGAGACATCTAAATTACGAGGAACGCAAGGAGCGAACTGTCTCTATTGCAGATAAGTACATTGAGGGTGAAATACCCTACGAGAGGAAACATGATATTGCCGACGCACTATGTATGATTTTGTATTATAACTTTAGAGTTTCCGTGCACTTTTTTGATAAATTTAGGTTTGACGGGCCTCGGCTCTAATAATTTCTAATGCGTTTGCCACAGATTCTAAAGCGTCAAACATTGTCGCCGCACTACGATTCTTGCAACATTTTCTAATATTTTCAATGTTGTATTCAAAAGATTTCTCCTTCTGTTTTCTTTCTTCGTGAGACTTCATAACACCCCCGAGTCTCTCAATCTCTGAATTTAACTTTTGTGTAATGACTTCAATGGCTTCGTCCATCTTTAGGATCTCTTCCTCATACCAGTCAATGTGACGGTTAAGAAGATCCCGTTTCACTTGAGATTTTGTTCTCTCCATCTGTTTTTCAACTCTTTCAATTTTGTCATCAATAATCTGAAGATTGTTTAAATATTTTTGATAATGAAATTCCTTAGATTGCTCGAGAGCTTCAATTTGTTGTTTGATGTCCATTGTGTTGTGTAAACTCTTCGCCCCAAAACTTTATACCGAGCATGCGTTCGTGATAGTCTATGATCCATTTTAAAGTTTGAGATCTTAGACTATCAGTTTCCTTGTAGAAAGCGTACTCTTTCTTGAGTCTCTCTAATTCTTCTTCACGCCAGTGAGGCATTTTACTTGGGTGTTTTACCTTTCATGATCAATCTTAGGTCATCAATAAACGTATCAAAGCGACCAAGGCGATATTGAACGATAGCCCAGAGGAAGAAGAAAACAGTCTTTGTCAAGTTGTTTATATCGTTATCTTCCATCTTGTATATGGGCGACACGACACGGTGCATGAAAGTCTCCTCCTTTTGCTGTCCTGTGACCATCATCTCAGCTTGAGTAAGAGCGCATGTATCATCGTTGACACTCCAATGATAGAACAAAAATGGGATAAGTATGGAATAAAATTCAAGGTTTCTGTGATCATTTGTAAAGGGAACGACAAGAATACCTATGAGAAATACAAGATGAATCCAGAATATTATGTTCATCTATTATAAAATGAACCAAGAAAATTTTGACGATCAAATGATCAAGCAACAGGCACTTGAAAATCGTCGTGATAGTTGGAATGAGCAACACGAATCTATATTGCGTCAATGGGGTGAGGCTTCGGGGTGTTACAGGTACATGCATCACCGAGCGTTCCTGTTGTACAAGGGATTGAGTATGCGTTTTACTTTACCTGTCATTATACTTTCAACAATCACAGGTACTGCGAACTTTGCTCAAGAACAGTTCCCCGAGAACCTCCGTGGTATGGTGCCATCTGTCATTGGTGGTCTTAACCTTATCGCAGGTCTCGTCGCGACCATTATGCAGTTCTTGAAGATCAATGAATTAATGGAAAATCACAAGGCGGCGGCGCTCTCATTTGGTCTTCTTTCCAGAAATATTAGATTAGAATTAGCTCTCGCTCGTGAAGAGCGTAGTACAGATGGTTTGGAATTTGTTACCAGATGCAAGAATGAATATGACCGTCTCATTGAACAGTCACCAAGTGTTCCATCAACTATCCTTGCGGAGTTTGAAAAGGAATACCCACTTGACAATATGTTCACGAAGCCTGAGATTCTCGATGTCCGAGCGATTCCCAAGTTGAAACTACCAGGTTTCACAAATATAAGATCACACACGGGTTCAAGTGTCATCTCCGAATCAACAAAGGGTGGACCACTTTCCAGGATTGGAGAACTCGTAAAAGGGAGGGAAGAGTATGAAGCAAAAATAAAGATCCTTGAAGAGATGCAGTCTGAATTAGACGAAGAAGAAGAACTCACATCGGTGGTCTCTGAAGAACCGATAGACGTCGAGCAAGGTACACAAGAAGAATAAACATTGAAATGTTAGTCAACATAGCACACACCGCATATGGTAAAATTTTCCTTCTTAAAGGTTTTACGATACGTTCTTGTAGTGCGTCATTCTCGAGCACTAAATCTATGGCTTGATTAGTAAGATCATCAATGGATTCTTTCATTAAAATAGTCGAACAAAAAAAAGAACCGGTTGTGAACACAATCCACGAAAAACAGATTGATCTATTGAAGAAGTACATTCGTGAGAGGAAAAATGTCTTCATATGTGGTTCATCGGGTGTTGGTAAAACTTATGTATTGAACGCGGTACTGAATGAATCAAATAGTCTCGAGATATTTCAAGAACATCTAAAAAGTAAATCACCTTTCCTGACTTTCATAAAAGGTGCTGGGAAACATGCTATTATTGAAGACTATACATCTGAATTTAAAAGTTTGGTGGAACGTGTATCCGACGGTGAACGTCTAACGAGAGGTTCACTCATTGTGACATCTATAAATATGTGTATGTTTCCAAACTTTGAAACGATATTTATACCAAGGCACAAACCCGAAAAATTGTTAACTCTGACAGAAGATCGGTCATCGACTGCTGAAAATGCGGCCATCATGTGTAGAGGAAATATTAGAGACTTTTTTACATATTTAGAAGGCCACGACGAGAAAGATATATTTAAAACACCCAAGGAGTTTATCGCAGATGTTCTCACTGAACCGAAAACAACAAATATACCAGATAAGATTCACGAACATGGACACATTTGGGATGTATTTCAGGAAAATTATTTAGATTCTCGCGGCGTTGATTACGCGAGAGCTTCGGATGCCTTTTCAGAAGCTGATATATATGATACTTTTATGTATTCAAGTGGAGATTGGAATCTCATGCCCTATTTTATCATTAATGCACTCTCAATACCAAAGTCATCACTTGGAAAATCCCTCATAAGGGATAAGATTAGACCTGGGAGTTGTTGGACAAAATATGGAAACTACAAAATGAGATATCAAAAGTATAGAGATATTCGCATCAAAAGTGAAATTCAATTAAATATAGATGACCTGTGCCTTCTCAAAAAGTATGCTGAAAATGGAAATATAGAGCCTATGTTAGAATACGGTTTAACCCCGCAAGATTTTGATGTCATGAATCATCTCGCAGTTGGAAATAAGTTAAAACAGAGGGACGTAACAAGAGTAAAGAAAGCATTAAAAAATGCCATCGCAGAAAGAAGTCGAGAAAATCTTTGAAAATATTTTGACGGGGGCTATGGATGGTAAGGGTTCCAAGGCACTTGAGGAAGAAGAACCAGAAGTCACCAAAACTATCGGCAATGAAATCCACTTCTACGGTGAGATTACCCCTGAAAATACCCTTGAGTTTGTTGAGAGCTTCCGTAAGTTGGAAACGCACCTTCTCAAGCAAAAGGCTGATCTCATTGGATATGAACCGGAGATTCGTATTCACATTATGAGTGAAGGGGGTGATATGTTTTCAGGATTTACTCTCAAGAATGTGATTGAAAAGTCTCGGGTAAAGGTTGTGACGATTGCTCAAGGTGCTTGTTGTTCTGCGGCTACTTTCATGTTCTTGGGTGGATCAGAGCGTCGCATGGGTGAAAATGCCTACATTCTGATTCATCAATTGAGTACTGACTTCTGGGGTAAATATCATGAACTTAAAACTGAAATGAAGAGTTGTGACGAGTTTATGAAGAGTCTGAAGAAGATGTATATGACTAAGACTGACATTCCGGAGAAGAAGTTTAAGAAACTGATGAAGAAAGACCTCTTTTTGTCGGCATCAAAGTGTCTAAAGTATAAGATTGCTCACGTGATTGACTAATAGTGACATAGCGTTTGTAAAGACCCAAGATACACAATATTATAAACCCAATAGCAAATGTATTAGCATTCATAGGCACGCTCGTGCGCTCTGGTGGCCTAAGTCGTTCCATTCTACCATAATTTACAACTGGCAGTGAAGACA